TACTGCCGAATCGAGTCCAGCTGGGCGTCATACCCCGCCGGCCGCACCCCGACCGACTGACCGAATAATTCGCCTTGCGGGTGGATCGCGGTGCCGGGGTCGGGACCGCGCGGCTCGGCCGGGGGCGGCGGCGTGGCACTCCACGTTGGCCGGCGCGGAAACATTTCTCCCTGGTCGGGCGGCGGCCCGGATGCGGGCGGCTCGGGCGGCGGGACCGGTGCCTGCTTGAGCACCTCGGTCAGGCTGTCCTTAAGCGGCGAGGGCGGCGTGTTGGGGTCGTTCACGTACTGCCGAATCGCGTCCAGCTGGGCGTCATACCCCTCCGGCCGCACCCCGACCGACTGACCGAACAATTCCCCTTGCGGGCGCACTGCGGTGCCGGGGTCGGGGCCACGCGGCTCGGCCGGCGGCGGCGGTGTGGCAGGCCATTGCGGCACCCGGCTAAACATCTCCCCTTGACCGGGCGGCGTACCGGGCGGGGGCGGCTCGGGAGGGGGCTCGGGCGGGGGCTCGGCCGCGGGGGGCCGGCCAAACATCACCCCTTGCGGATAGTCCGGCGTGCCGGGGATCTGATTCTTCGGCTGAATCGCGCCCGCCTGGAACAGCGCTGGGTCGACCGGCAAGACCTGTTTGTCTTGGATCGCGGTCTCGGCGTTGGCGCGAAACGCCGCCGCCTTGTCCGGGTCGACCTTGGCCAGCGTCGCGGCGTACTGGTCAGCCAGCCGCGAACGAACGTCGGGGTCGGTGTCGCCACTCGACAGCACATCGGTACGCGTGCGCGCCATTTTGCCCTGCCAAGCGCGCGACGCTAAAGCGAAGGGCGAACCGAATGCGGTCATGGCCAGCATCTGCGGCACCGAGTCTTTCATGGCCTGCCAAGGGTCCTGATCGCCGATGCCGTAGTGCTGCTCAATCCCCGCTTGGGTGCCGGCCTGCACGGCCCCCAGGCCCACCGACTCAGCCGCCGTGATCGGTAACTGGCGCAGGAAGGGTTTCAGCAACGGCTGGGTGCCGGCCATCTGGCCCAGCACCCCCTCGGCCAGCGGCGGCCCTTCCATGCCCAGCACTCGATTGACCGCGCCGCCGACGAGCCCGTCGCCCAGCCCCGCGAACTTGCCGAGTATCGGGCCGGCGGCGGCCCCGACCACCGTGTTCGCCAACGCGCTCACCCGCGCGGCGGCCATCGCCTGGTCCTCGGGCTGACCTGCGGCGATGGCTTTCTCATAAGTCTGCTCGCCCCCTTGACCGCCCATCTGCGCCGCGCCCAGCGCGAGCCCCAGCGGCGGCGCGAGCACGCCCGCGGCGATCGGCACGCCAAAACTGCCGAGACTTTCGCCCGCTTGCGCGAGCGCGTTGGTAAGCCCGCTGCGTCCCTCCGGCTGCGCGGCCAGCCACGGCTGTTGCGCCTCTTGCGTGCCCCACTGCGCGAGCGCGCCGCCGGTGTCGACCATACCCGGCGAGCCCACCAAGCGCCCCGCCATCTGCACCGTCTGACCGACCCCCTGTGGCACGCCGGCCACCACGCCGCGCGCCAGCCCGGTGGCGACCTCGGCCAGCGCGTTACGTTGGGGCGGCGGCGCGTCCGGCACCGCAACGGCCGTACTCGGGTCAAATTGCCCCGGGGCGAGAACGGCACTGCTAGGGTCGAAGGCCGACATTTATTTCCCCACCGGCTTGTAGGTGCCGTCCGGTTGATAGACGCTCTCGTTGCCGGCCGCGTCGCGGTACGTCTTGCCGGGAATCGGCTTGGCCGCCGCGGCCCGATCCGCTTCGGGCCCGACCGGCGCGGTCACGATGTTATTATTCGCGTCCCGATAAGTCCGCACATAGGTGGTGTTCGTCATCGGGATACCAATCGCGCTTTGGGTCGTGGTTTGGCCGCCCGGCTGAACCGTGAGCGCTTGTTTTTCAGCGTCCCATTTCAACGTCTGCTCGATGCCCTGCAGCCCCGCCTGGTGCCCGTAAACCTGCGCGCCCGCTGCGGTGCTCGCCGCGATCATCCCGGCACTCGCCTGGGTCTGCGCATTGGCGCCCATCCCCGCGACCTGGCCGAAATCGTTCTGGCCCATCGCCCCGACCAGATGTTCGAGCCGGGCGGTGTAGTTACGCGGGTCGCCGTGGCTGGCCACCTCCTGGATGTTCTGCCCCCCCATGAGCGCCCGCGCGTAGGATAGTTGCTGATCATAGCCGCGCTGCTGCGCGATCGCCGGGTCGGGCGCATACGCTTGGCCGGGCGCGGTCATGCCGCGATACACCGGCACCGCGTCGCCGCCAAAGCCCTGCGGCGCGGCAGTCGGTACAGCCGCGGCGGCGGCCGGGGCGCCCGGCGTGGGGGCTAAGGGCATCCCCTCGCCGGCTTGCTGCCGCGCGGTGGCCAGCGAGACCGCACCAGTGGCGAGTGGGGCCGAAGCCGCGCCCACGCCAGCGGGCGTATCCGGCGCTGCGGGGGGCGCTGCCGCCAGCGTGGTGGGGGTGGCGGGCACCGGCATCGAGTAGCTGCCACCGCCCATGGTCAGGCCGCCCGGCCCAGGGGCATTACGCCCCACGAACCCCGGCGCCGAGGGGGCATTGAACAGCGCCTGCAACTGCGGCGAGCTACCCGGCAGGTACTGCGGGGGCACCCCAAACGAAATCGGTTGGGGAATCGCCTGCGGGAACTGCTGCCCGAACTGCACCAGCTGCTGCATGCTACTGGGCGAGGCGGGCGGCACCGCACGGCCGCCCTGCATCAGCACCGTCTGCATCGCCGGGGGCACGGGCGCCGGCATCACCGGAGGATTCTGCGTCGGGTCGGCCATCGCGGGCTCCTTACGGGGTGTAGTTGTAGTTGTTGTTGGTGGCGGTGCTGGTGTTCGTGTAGTCCGCCGTCATGATGTTGTTCGCTGTCGAATCGGCGTGCGTGATGCTCTCCGAATTACTCAGCGATTGCGTCTCACCGAAGCTGTAATGCGTGCCGAGCTGACCGCTCAGGTTGACCGAGGAGAGCGCCGCCGCAGCGAGCTGCGCGGCCACCTGCGCGCCCCCTTTAAGCGCCTCGACCAGCAGCGTGACCTGCTGCACCAACACCTGCACGTTGGCCTTGGCCGCCTCGATGCGCAGGTTGCCGGTCGCCACCGACACGTCGGTGTCGGCCTTGTAGACCGCGACCTCGCTGTTCACCCGCGCCGCCTCGCCGGTTACCTCGGCACCATAGACTTGGCCGGCGACCTCGTATTCCTTGGTCAGCGCGCCGACCCGATCGACCTCCGCGCCCACCTGCACGCGGTAAGACTCGGTAAGCGACTTGAACACCTCCAGCGGCAGCTCCTGGTTGATCTTGATGTCGATGTCCGTTTGCGCCACCTGCGCGTCCACCGTGGCCTTAAAACCCTGCACCTGGTTGTTGTAGGCGCTGGTCTGCGCGACAAACACCTCAACGATCGCCTCCTGCGCTTTCACCTGCGTCAAATAAGCGTCGTACTCGGCCGCCTTGGCGCGCACCGTCTCGCCGTAAGCGCCGACCTGCGCCGCAAACGCCTCGATCTGCGTCTTGTTGACTTGCGCAGCCGTGTTGGCGGCTTCGACCTGCGCCCGGAAAATGTCGATCACGGCGCGCGCCGCGTCGATCTCCGCCTTGTACACCTCGACCGCTTGGTTGTTGATCTCGCTGATCAGCCGCTGGCCATCCAGCTCGGCCTTGTAGATATCGAGCAGCGAGAGCTGCGCCTGCAGCTCGGCCTTGAACACCTCGACATTCGCCACATACGCCTGAATGTCCGCCACATAGCGCGCCACCGTCTCGTGGAAGATGTCGATCGCCACTTGCTGCGCGAATTTCGCCGCCTCGTAAGCGCGCTGCGCAATCTGGTTCTGGTAGGTAATCAAGCCTTCCTCGACCTTCCAGGCGGTCTCGAACGCGAAGTGCCGATTGCTCTGCTCCAGATCCGCTTGCTTGATCATCACCTCGCGCGATTGCGCCACGAGGGTCGCCTGCGAATCCTGCAGCGCTTGGCTGATGTCCAGGTACAAAGCGCCCGGCGGCTTGGTGAAGCCGCGCGCCGCGTAAGAGCGAAACGCGTCGGTGATCTTGCGCTGCGAGGCGGCGACTTCGCGGCTGCGGTCCCGGTCCCAAATCGCTTGCTCCACCGCGGGGGCCAAGCCCGTCGAGGCCCCGTTGACCCAGGTGTCGAGGATGGCGCGCAGATCCGTCAAGAGCTGCGAGGTGTAGGTCGGCTCGGCAAAGGCAAAGAGATAGTCGGGCGCGAGCGGCGAGCCCGGCTGCACCGCCGTGAAGGTCGGCAGGTCCAAGAGCGGCTCGCCCGGCAGGTTGATCGAGAACAACGTCGGCACATCGGGCAGCACCAGCGCGGGGGCGTCCGGGATCACCACTGCGGGCAGCGCCGGCGCATCGGGTGCTGCGGCGGTAAGCGGTGTGGGGACCGGGATGTTCAAGTCGATCGGCGCGGCAACCGCGGTAAATTCGGGCGCGGCGCCCACTGCGATGCCGGTGACCGGCAAGAGGATCGGGTTGCTGGGCACCGCTGGCAGATTCAAGCCCAAGTCGCCGGAGGGCACCGGCAGCGGCGGCGCGACATAGCCGGTCACGACCGCAGTCACCGGCGGCAATGTGCCATCGATAAAGGGCAGATTTTCTAGCTGGGCGGCGGCACTGGTGATCTGCGAGAGAAACGCGACCGCCTCGTCAAACGCATTCTGCGCATACAGCTGGGCGTTAGCAAAGCCTCGACCGACCAACAGGTTCGCCTCGACCGAGTTGGGTCCGATATCGGGGAAGGCGATGTTGTCGGTAAAGGAAGACATTGCGGACTCCTAAGTAATGCATGGCGCCGGCTACGGTTGAATCACCCCGTTCGGCCCCGTATAGACCGGGGATAAAGTGCCCGTCTTGAACCAGGACTCATTCGGCAGTGGTATCGAGTCGCCGGGTGCCCACGCAAAATCCTTGGTTTCCCCGGTCGGAGCGCCCACAAAGCCATCATTTGTAATCCTAACGATGAGTGGGCTAGACCGATTGTAACGCGTTGCCACCGAAATCGGCACCGGCGTCACGTTGCCGATCAAGTCCATTACGACCAAGGTCCCCTGCGCGGTATAGGTGGGTTGTAAGAAATCGTACCAGCCGCCATCCAATTGGTATTCCGTAAAGAGCCACCCGAGCGGGCCGCCGGCCTCGCCAGCCCAATAGGTGAAGCCGGGCAGCGGCGCTTGGAAAACCGTAAACGTTTCCAGCAACGGCACCGGACCGGCAAGCGCCAGCAAGGTGGGGTACTTGCCCCCGTCGATGGTGAAGGGCAGCATCGTGATATTGCCCCCCGTCTGCTTCCACTTCAAGATCCGCATCCCCGGCACCAACGAAACCGGATTGCCATTCTCGTCGTTTAGCCCATACGGATCATTCGGCGGCGGCAGCGTGGGGCTCGTCAGGATCGGGAACCGGTTTTGAGTAGCGTAGTACGGCGTGCCGATATGCCCGGTCCAGCCGATGACATACCTGCGGCCATCGAAGGTGTTGTACTCATCGGCGCCGTCCATCCCAACGATACTGAGGTGCGGGTGCCGGGTCGTGGTCACGCGCAGATCGTAGAGCTGCACTGACATCGTTAAGCTGCTCGGGTTGAAGTTGTTGGCAAAATGCCGCGCCGGATCGGGCACCACGGTAAACTTCAAGCCGCCCGTACACGGCACGATCGCCATGATGCGCGCCGCCAACCCCGGGCCGCCGCTTTGCGACACGCCGTTGACCGTGTTGGTGACGAATAGCCCCGGGTTGCCGGAGTCGCACACGGCCCCGATATAGGGCACCCCTGGCACCGGCGGCCGGTCCGGCTCAAAGCTCGTTTGTATCTCTGCCGGCACCGTCTGCCCGCGGCGCGGCGTGACAATCTCGATGCGATCCTGGCCCGCCACCGAGCTGACCCGGATCGCCGTGCCGTCCGGCAAGTAGAGCATGCGCATGCCGGACGGCAGGCCGCCCAATTGCATCGCGTTTTTTAGAACGCCGAGCTGGGTGCGCGCCACGCCGACATACGCCGCGGCGGTCTCGGGGTCGCCCTCCAGGGCTTGGCGCAGTTCGTGGTATTCACGCATCACCGCCACCGACACGGCGGGCCAGGGCGGTCGGTTTCAGCTCGATCGCATTGAGCTGGAAGTCCGCCCCATTGAGGTTGCGCACCTCGAACTGCCAGTAGCGCGCGGCCAGCCCCTTGCCGATCTGCAAGTGATTGCCATGCAGCCCCGGCGCGCCGCTCGCGGCCAGCAGGTAATCGCGTTGGTGGATCTCGTCGGTCAACACGCGCAGCACCAGGTCGCCATCGGTACGATAGCCGACATACACGCGATCGACGCGCTTGAGGTGCGAGGTGCTGAAATCGGTCATGCCCACGCGCGCCATCGCTTGGATCACCGCGCCGTTATCGGTCGCGCCGCCTAGCGAGAAAATGCCGTCCGGCCCCGCGCCCAGCACCAGCCCATTAAAGGTGGCAAACGAGTTGAAGGGGAAGTTGCTATAGGTCGACAGCGACAACGCCTCGGTGTGCATCACCAGCGTGTTCGAGGCCGTGCTGGCCGCAGCCTGCGCCGACTGCGCCCCGGTGGCCAGCAATTGCAGGTGCGGCAGCACCAATTGCACCTGGCCGGTCGTGACTTGATAGCCGTCAATCTCCAAGGTGCTTAACGGCAGCCTCAAGGTCAACGCCCCGGCCACCCCGCTATAGCCTTGCAGCGCCAGCGCCAGCCCGCTCATGGCGCGCGCCACCTGGCCCAGCGTCCCGGTCGTGCCGGCCAGCACCAGCCGCGCGCTCGGCAGCGTGAGCGCGGCTTGCGCGGTGTAGGGCACCTGCGCGGTGAGCGTGAGCCGCGGCGTGGGCGCGCGCAGCGTGAGGCCACCGGTCGCACCGACCCCGCCCGCCAGCGCCAAGCGCGGGGTGGGCAGCGTCAGCGTGAGCGTATCGGGACCCAGCACGGTGAGCCGCGGCAGCGGCCAAGCCAGCGCCACGGTGCCGACCGCGCCGACCAGACCTTGCACGGCCCCGCGCGGGGTGGGCAGCGTGAGCGTGAGCGTATCGGGGCCGAGCAGCGAGAGCCGGGGTAACGGTAACGGCCACGCTACGCCACCTAGCAGCCCCGCCACGCCGCTTACGCGTAGGGTGGGCAGTGGTAGCCTCAACCCCAAGGCCGCCGCCTGTATGGAGGTCGCCGCCGACCCCACGAGCCCAGCGGCCAGGGTGCCAGTCAAGGCCGCGCTCACCAGCGTGCCGTTATTGGCCAGGATCGTGCCGATTTGGCCGCTGCCCGCGGCCCCACTCAGCGCGAGCGTGAGCGGGAGGCCGGCCGTGACGATACCGACGCCGCCACTGCCGGCGTGACCCGTGAGGAGCCGCGTGAGCGGGGCGCCCGAGACGCTCAGATTACCCAGCGATCCCCCCGCCGGGTTGCCGGTCACCGCCAAAGTCACATTCGCGCTGGCGCCCCACGCGGAGAAGCCCGCGGGTGGCGCGTTAGCGAACCCCGTGGCGCCCATGTTGATGGTCACACTGTCGCCCGTGACATCGAGCGCGACCGCGGGGAAAATCGGCGCCGAGCCCGACTGGATCGCCGCGGTCGTATAACCGCCGACCCCGCCGACCGGGTTCTGACTCCCGATCACATCCCCATTCCACTGACCAGCGGCGGGGTTATAGAACCAGACCTTTTGTGCCGTCAGGTCCACCGCCATGCCGATCACATCGCCAACGTTAAACAAGGGCGTGCCGATAGCCCCGATGATGCTGCCGCCGTAGAAGACGCCGCTGCTCGAATCGGAGTGGTTGGTGAACGCCATGATGGCGTTATCGTCGCCGCCCAACACCGAGCCGAGGTTTTCAGTGGCGTTGCAAAGCCCTAAGCCGACCCCATACACAATGCTGACGAGCGTGGCTTCGCAGTAATACTGGCCGCTCACATGCGCCAGCGTGCCGCGCGCTGAGTGCCAGCCAAAGTTCGTTGTGGCCGCGGTCAAGTTGCCGTTACTCAGCGTGACCCCGCCCGGCAGGGTAGCCGGATCGAGCGTGACCGCGAGCCCGGCGACCACCGCCGTCCCCAGCGCGCCGACGCCCTGGTTACCGGTCAGCGCCAGGGTCACCCCGGGAACGGACGGGTCCCACGCGCTAAAGCCGGTGGGCAGCGTATGCACGAGGGACGACGCCATCATGTTGATCGTCAGCGTGTCGCCGGTACTCAACAAGGAAATCCCCGGCGGCGCCGGGTCGCTAATGCTGCTCGTCGACACGCCCCCCACGCCCGTCGCCGGGTTCTGGTTCGCCAAGATGTCGCCGTTCCACTGATCCGCGGCGGGGTTATAGAACCAGACCTTTTGCGCGTCGAAATCGACCGCCATGCCGATCGTGTCCCCCACCCCGAACGCCGGTGTGCCGATCGAAGTGCCGGGGATGTTGTAACTACCTTGGAGGATGCCGTTGCCACTACCGTGGCAATACGCCATCAGGCTACCGCTGCCAGTCCCCAGGAACGTGGTGTTGGAATACCCGGCGGCCCCTAAGCCCAAGCCGAAGCCGCCCGAGCCCGCATTGATCGTGGCTTCGCAGTAGTATTTGCCCGTCGAGTACGCGAGCGTCGCTGACGAGGTTCGCCAATTAGTGTCACTCGGCCCGGTCACCGTCAGGTTGCCATTGCTCAGCGTAAGATCGCCGGCTGTGAGGCTCGGGTCGAGCGTGGCGGCCATGATGGGCCTCTACTGCGAGGGGATCGTCAAGGTCGCCGACGCCAGGGTGGTGGTCGCGCCCGTGACGAACGCCGTGCTGTTCAGGTTCATCTCGGCCCCCGAAGTCGCAATCGCGCCATCCACCCGCAACATCACACCGGTGGCATCCAGCGCATGCGAGTCGGCCACGCTGCCATATTCGCGGAACCAGCCCGCGGTGCCAGTCGCGCTATTCACGCCGCCCCAGGCTTGGGCTGCGAGCTTGGGCAAGACGCCCGCCGCGGGCGAGTCGAACAGCAGGCCATTGACCGGCGCCACGCCGCCGGTCAGCGCCGAATAGATCGCGCTCAGCGTCGTCAGGCCACCCGCCAGCACAAACGTGTTCGGCGCCGCGCCCGAATCGGGCAGCGCCGCGATCGTCACCACCGCGCCCGCCGCGCTTGCGGTATAGTCCGGCGCACTCTTGTTGCGGTTGATTTGGGCGGCCACATCCAGCGCGGTCTGCGCCAGCGTACCGTCAAACGGCACCGCCGCGCCCAGCACCTCGACCCCGTTGACCGTCAGCGTGTTGACCGAGCCCGCGCTGCCCGAGAGCGTCACGGTCCCGGTCGCCAGGGTTTCGGAAGTCACCGCACCCGCACCCGCGCTAATCGTACATAGCAGCGTGCCGCCCGGCGCGGCGTCGGCCGAGGCCGGCTGCGCGCCGCTGTAGATTTCAATGATGCCGTTACGCATCGCGTCATCGAAGCTGCCTTGCTTGGCAAGAAAGTTGCGCAGCCCGGTCGACAGTCGCATGGTCATGGTAGGACTCCTAAAGATTGGCCGTCGCAAGAAAGCGATTGGGGCCGGGCATAAACAAAGCCGCCCCGCGACCTGTCGCGGGAAACGTGTATTTGGTGCGGGTCAGGTTGCGAATCGCCATATCGGCGGCGCCCACGCAAATCCCCTGCGTCGTCAGCCACATCGGCAGCTGCCGCGCGCCCGCCGCGCCGTCTTCGAGCAGCGCGCCGTCAACATAATCGAGCGCCCCCGCGAGCGCCCCATACGGGGTCTTGGGCACGTACTGGAATTCCTTCGGGTCGCTGCCCACCAGCACGCCACAGCTTTGGTCGGTGCCGATGTACAGGCCGCTGGAGCGCGCGTTATCGGTAATTTCCTTATCCATCATCGGCGCGAGCAAGGTGATCCGGCCATCGAGCGGCACATACGCACGCAAGTCAAAGAGTTCGTAGCCGAACGCGCTCGAATAGAACAGCACATCGCCCGCGGCGACAAAGAGGTGGCCGCGATAAAACGCCACCAGCTGCCCCGCGGGCGGGGGCGCCAGAAACTGCGTGGCGAGCGGGAAATTCAGCTCGGTGGTGTCATTGGTGTAAGTCGTGCTGGTCGCAGCCGCCGTGAGCCACGCGGCCTGATAGAGCACCTCGTTGCCCGGCGTCGACAGATACAACACCTTGGCCGTCACGTCCGGGTCGGTGGACACCGGCAGGGCAAAGCTCAAGCCACTCCCCGCCGGGACCTGTACGGTGCCCGCCAGCGGCGCGCCCGACTCCTGGCCATCGCTGCGGATATAGGTCAGCGCAAACTGATAGAGCCCGGCCGGCATCGTGCCCACCGTGACGCTGGGCACCGGCAGCGGCGGCACTGCCAAGCCCCAGCTGCGCACGCGCCCCGCTTCGAGCAGGCCCAGGTCGAGCCCGTTGCTGTAATAGATGCGCTCGCTGACGCGCACATAACTGAGGGGCGCGCCCAGCGCGGTCAACGGTGCCCGCGGGGTGGCCGTGAGATTGGTATTGAGCTGCAGCAGCTGGGGGCCTTGGGCGAACAGGCAGGTCTCGCCCTCATCGTCCGCCCACAGCGAATGGGTGGCGCCGGGGAGCACCGCGGCGTAGCCCGCGCGGCGGGCGAGCCGCCCGCTCTTATCGAGGTCCACGTTGTCGGCCACCGCGAGGTCGCCCGCACCGAAGCGCTCCGGCGTCACGTCATTGCGCAAGCCCGTGAACTTCTCGTAAGTGACCACATCCTGGTCACGCCCCTGGGTCTGGTTGTCGGCCATGGCTCAGCGCTCCCAGCTGAAACCGTTGGCCCCGTAGCGAATTTGGGTCTCGGCAAACAGCTTGCGCTTGGCCTCGCGGGTCGCCTGCACGACCGCTTCCAGGAACGCCTTCTTATGCTCCTCGGCCGAGGTGGGCGCGCCCGCATCGCCATCAAAGGTGCGCTGCGCGCGGTAGGCGGCCCACTCCAACACGTCGAGGTGGTAGTCCTCATTGATTTCGGATTCGCGCCGTAAATCGGCGTCGATGTTCCGATAGCCGGACATCGGCAGGCGGATCGTGCGCAGGTGCAATACCGTGCCGTCCTGAGGCAGATCGGGCACCGGATACACCGAGAGCGCCATTTGCGCGTGGCGGTTGTACACCAACGTCTCATCGGTGAAGTAGGCGAGCGGGTCGCCCGGCGGCAGCACGGTCGAATACGGATCGGCCGGGTCCCAAATTAACGACTCCAGGGTGGTCGTTTGGGTGATCAGCGCGTGGCCGCTGCGCTGCAGGTCATAGGCGTTGCCCACCGAGTTGACGTAGCGCGCGGAAATCACCGCGAGCGCGACCTTATGCAGCGGGTAGGTCTGCACGCCTTGCTTGAGCGTGACCTGGGTGACTTCGGGGGTGGTGGAATCGCGCAGGATCAGCGAGCGGCGCGCGAAGCGCCGCTCGGCGTCGCCGATATAGCGCAGTAGTGTCTCATCGGACCATAGGGAGTCAGGGCGCCCCGCGATCAAGTTGCTGCGGTCGCGTAACACATTAAAGCGCAACTCCGCCAGCTGCTCGCCCAGGGTCATCACCGCCTCCGCAAATTAAGGACCGCCGCGGCGTTGCGCCGTGATCACGCGGTAGGGAAAGCGCAGCCGGTCACGGTAGCCAATCACGGTCTTTTCCTGATTGGTCACGGGCACTGACATCACCGCATGGTCCAGCACGTCCAGCACCGATTGCGGCACCTCGACTTCGTAGCCCGCTTGAATCAGAAAGCTGCGGCCGTTGACTTGCACAAACTGGCCGCCCGGCGGGATCTGCTCGTTATCCTCCAGCAGGATGCGGATCTTTTGCTCGCCGCTCGGGACCGGGGGCTTGCCGCCCGGGCCTTGACCCGGGCCGGTGCCCTTGCGGTGCGGGCGCGGCGCGGGGTTCTTTGAGGGGCTCGGCGGCGGCGGGGGTTCGCTGATGTTGTCGCCCATATCGAGCTGCAGCGGGTCGTTCTTGATCATGATTTCGCTTCCTTATCGTCTTGTGCGGCCACGTTTAATGCAACCACGGGCGCCAAGTACCGCCCGCGCCTT